TTAATTGCTAGGTTTGTCGTTCCACTGATTGTTATACCAATACCACGCCTTGTCGTAATTAGGCGGTTGAGTTAATGTAAAATCCTTGTCATCCGTTAAATCAAGCATGATGCTATTAATGCTGCCAACATCTTGATGTAAAAAACGACCAGTCGCTACATCATAGACAAATAAAGTAATCATCGTTTAGCTCCCATTAGATATAGCGACCTTTCTGAAATTTTGCTCATAAAACCATTATTTGAGCCAGTGACCCTTAACACTAGGCTATAGATATTGTTTCCGCTTGGGGGTGCGTCTAAGATAGTTGGAAATGCGCCAGTGGTTAATAATGATGAATATGTTGCATCTGGATTATTTTTAAAAGTTGCATCAATAACCTCTTGGGATAATCCAGTATTTACAAAACTAAACTCGCGTAAAACAGTATCATTGCGCTTAACTTGTAAATACTGCACCGTATTTGGAGTTAATCCTTTTGCAGACGCTCGTAGCTCAAATATGCTAATTTCAATCGCTATAGCACCACCCATGCTATTAATCGTAATTGAGTTTAATACAAACACCCCATTGCCATTAAATACTTCTGTATTGGGTGTATATTGCAATCTAGGCACAATAACCGCCTCACCTGCAATCTGCAATGTATCAACTTGAGCCTTGCCAATTTTCGCACTATCAATCGAGCCGTTATGTATGTATGCTGACTTGATATAAGTACCTGCGGGGACGACCGTACCATTGATGGTTTGGCTAGACGTTAGCACCATAAACGGGCTATCACCTTTTCCACTGCCATCGGGCGGTGCAATGTAAAACTTATCTGCACGGATAGAAAAGTCAGACACATTATTGTCACTGGCCAAACCAATCCCGCTAATACGTCCATTAACATCAACCTTAACCGTCCACTGAGCGGACAATCCATTAATCGATTGCTGCTGTGTTTGGATTGATGCGGTGTTGCTACCAACCGTGGATTGCACTGTGTCAATACGGCTAGACAATGCGCTATCAGCCGATACCCGCGCTTGTTGCTCACTTTGTACAGCCGCATTAGCTGTATTAGCGGTTGACTGGGCATTATCTGCCTTACCAACGGCTGTATTGGCGGTACTTTGTGCGGTATTGACCGATGCTTGCAGCCCACTGATTGATGACGCTTGGCTACTTGTGGCATTTGATAGCGTGGATAATTGACTTGTAACAGATGCTTTATTGCCTTGATAATCGCTATTTAAGCTATCAATACGCTGAGATAGTGCATTGTCAGCATCGATGACAACTTTATTTAACGTACTAATAGCCGCGGTGTTACCATTCATTGATACGTTTAAAGCATCAATACGCTGACCCAATGCACTATCATTTTCAATCCGTGCCGATGTTTCAGACCATACGCCTACCAGTATGCTATCATTGCCCGCTAATTCGCTATCACTACCCGCCATAATAGGATTAACTTGCGCAAATACCCCATCTAACTTGCTTGATGCGATATTTAGCTTGTCATTAATGTTAGTGACTTGCGTTTGCGTGTCGCTTAAGGCTTGAGCAGATGCCTTAAGATTAAGCTGTGGATTGACATAATCGGCTTTAAATTTCTCGATGCCGTTTGCAATCACGGTATCAGACTGCGCTTTGGTGTAGTAGTTATCCATCACAAGGCTGATATTGCCGCCTTGTGCCGCTTGGATAATATCTACACGCTGAGCGAGCGCGGTTAGTTGGTCAGCTTGCGTCTTATTCTCAGTTTGGATAGCAGCAAGACTATTACCCCAATTTGACGAGACATTATCAATGCGGATACCAAGCGCGGTATCACCCTCGATGCGTGCTGATTGCTCAGACCAAACACCCACAAATACTGTATCATCACCAGCCATGCCACTATCGCCAGCCATAGCAGGGTTTACCTGTGCATAAACACCATCAATACGCTGGGCATTAACGCTGTCGCCATCAGCGCGCGCCTGTTGCTCAGACTGTATCAATGCCGTATTGCTGCTTGTCGCGGCTGACACGGTATCGATGCGGCTTGATAATGCATTATCTGCCGATGTGCGAGCGTTTTGCTCACTGACGATTGCCGATGTGTTATTGTCAGTTTTAGCAACAACGGTATCAATACGAGATGACAGCGCACTGTCCGCATTAGCACGTGCAGTTTGCTCACTGACAATCAAGGCTTTGTTGTCATTAGCGGTTGCAACAACACTGTCAATTCGTTGAGATAAGGCGCTATCATTATCGGCACGTGTCTGCTGCTCAGTTGAAATACTGCTACTTAGTGCATTATCTGCATTTAAGCGATTTTGCACCTCAGCTGATAGTGCATCATTGACGTTTTTAACTGCTGCTTGTCGCTCAGTGATTTCAGCAGTTATAGCCGCTTGTCTATCGCTAATCTCTTTATCGATCGCCGCATTGGTTGCATTAATAGCATTTACACGGTTTTGTACCTCAGCACTTAAACCTGTCTCAAGCATACCGATTTTATCAATCTTTGCACCCAAATCTTTATAAAGCTGTGATTCGGTGATTTGACCGTTTAATAAATCAAGCACTTTACTGGCATCAGCACTGGTGACACCTTTAACCCAAGCCGTCCACGGTGACGCATTGCCCAATTTATCAACGATGCGACCACGATAATACTGGGTGAGATTACCCTGTAAACCGTTGATGGTTGCGGTATTGGTTGGATAGGCATAAGTACCTAATAGTGCGACATTGGTATCGGGCGCACTGGCTACTTGTATCTCAGTGTAGTTAGTGTCGCTTGAGCCTTGAGCAAATAGCCAGTCTAGCTGCATACCAAATAAAATACCTGTGGCTTTAAGGCTTGCAAGGCTAGGTGGTTTGCCTAATTTACCGACAACTGCTGTTAGCATAGATGTTTTTGGCATCGACTGTAAATCATACGCATTGACAGCCGTTACACGCGCTAAATAGTTGCCCGCATACACCCCTTCAACATCGACTGACAAGCCGCTTTGTGGGGCAAGTTTGACCCAGTTGCCATCATCTCTTTTAAACTCGACAATATAGCTAACCGCATCTTTAACCTGCGTCCAGCCGATAGTCATTGTGACAACAGTTTGCCCTTGAATTTGTCGCTCAAATTGACCGATAGCCACTGCTTCGGGTGCAGCAACGATATTAGGCTCAACAACGCTGACTCTTTGCGGCTGCACATACGCACCACTATCGACAGCCGCGTATTTTTGCGGCTCATGTTGTATGGCGGTTACTGTGTGGGTTAAGTCATCGTTTTGCTTAATTGAAATGATTTTAAATAGCATTAGGCGCAAATTAGGACTATCAATCGCCCATATATGTTGCACTTCGGGCTTGTCAAATGCTACAGACACGGTAATATCTGCGCCATTAATCGCGCTGATAGTTTGAAGTTCTTCCACCCCGTCGCTATTGTTAATGACTAGAGTATCACCAACATTTGCGGTGACCGCTCTATTAAGCGTAATTGTGCGTTTATCACTACTTACCGCAACAATACGCCCACTATTAGCGCGACCTGCGAACAACTCATCTGATATAGTAATGATTGCGCTAGGTTTAATACGCTCAAGCATACCGTCTAAACCGACACTAAAGCTCACTTGACGGCTCTCTAGCTGTTCAGACTTTAATGCCCACAGTCCTGCGCGTTGCGCCTGTCCTTGTGACGTGCAGCCCATCATATTGATGTCTAACTGATTGATACCATATTTTGCAATGGCGTATTCATCGCGCACAAACTCATATTCGGTTTTAAAATCACTTTTTGGGTTATCCCATGCCACCTTAGCGACTGTGTGTCTATCACGCGCACGAGTGCCAGTGTAGTTAAAAATACCATCGACCACATTTGCACGGCTAAAGGTATAAACAGGCGTTTGAGGCGCGTCCATCGTGACCGTGACTTGCTCACCGTTCCAGTATGCCATGCCACGAAAGATAGATGACAGGCTTTGCAGCACGGTAAATGCGTCTTGCTGTGACTGTAGATAGACGTTGACAGCAAAGCGCGGCTCTTGCCCGCCCAGCCCATCAGATACCATCTCATCACAATAACGTGCGATTTGATACAATGCCCATTTATCAATCATTGACGCATCTAAACGTCTGCCAAGACCATACCGCCAGTTTAGGCAAATATCATAAAACACCCACGCAGGGTTATTTGAGTAAGCTGTTTTAAACGTACCATCCCAAATACCGTTATAGGTGCGACCTACAGGGTCATAGTTGCTAGGGATTTTTAATAGCTTGCCACGACAACGCACTGCCAATTTAGCGATATTTGAAAAAGTGCGAGCGTCATACTGAATACCAAGCATGGCAGTATTAGGATATGCCAATTTAACGTCAATAATCTCGGTGATTGCTTCAACGCTCATGGCATTAGACAACAAATCACTGGTGCTATCGGGTGTAATGCGCGTCACTTTGACTAACCAGCCATTTTTAGCTTTAGGCAGGTCAATACGATGGCTGCGCTCATACTTAGCTGAAGTTTTAGCTGTCACATTGCCATCAATGACGGTTTGGTATGCGCCATTATCCGTCATCAAATCAATGCGATATTTGACGGTTGTGCCTGTGATATCGCCATTGGTTTTTTGGTTTCGCAACGCCCCAAACGATACGCGCACGACAATGGCAGATAGATTGATATCGTTAATTTGCTTAACGTAAGGTGTGGCTTGTCTTAGCTGCACGCCAACAGACTTTTCATTAGCAACATCGGGAAAGCCTTGTATATAATCTTGGCTATTTGAGCCGCTGCGAAAATCCCATTTAACAGCTAGGTTTTCTTTATCGTCAACAAAGTTTGGCTGTCCTGCGTCATTGAGCAGTGGCGTATCATCTAGTTTGATTGACTTTGCGCCATCAACTAAGCCACTGATTTCACCTTCTGCCAAGCCATACAGGATTTTAGCGGTTGAGATGGATGCAAGGCTGTCTTTTTCTATTTTTGGCTGTCTTGTTTTGCCGCCACCGAGCAATTTACTCAAAAAACTCATGCCTTACCCCTTATCATCTTCGCTATAAATACCTGCACTGGCATAAAATCCGCCAATATCCCGCTCACCGTAAAGTATCGGCACAGGATTACCCTGCGCCACGGTAGTAACCGCCCCGCCAAATCCTTTATTTGCCCTATTGCCGTCTCGGTCTTGATTATCAAGTGTTGGTGTTGGCATCAAAAGCCCTGCAATACCGCCAACCATTAGCCCGATACCTGCACCTGTCAAAGCTGTTGTTGTTGCAACTGCCCAGCCTAACGGATTGAGCATACCCACACCGATTAAGATAGCCCCCGCTACCAACTGCAAAATGTCACCCACGCCGCTACCGATTAAACGCGGCACAATATGGATAACTTCGGCATCGGTGATACAGTCAATATCATCTACCGATAAATTATCGTCATCAGCAAAGACCGCAAACGCCATGCCATTGTCTTCTGCATCTAGCATAAACTGGCGAAATTCGGGCAACTGACAGCCTAGCGCATAGGTCGCTTCATGCGCTGTCTGCACGTCAAGGGTGAAGTATTGACCGAATTTGTCACGCAGCACGCCATGCAGCTCAATAATTTTCATAAATACTAAACTCCCCATCACTACCCACAATCACCCACGGCTTTTTGTGATAGCTCATCTGCATAATATCCATCGGTGACGCTTCACTTGTCCCCTGTGGGTGACTATGCACAATCGCTTGTATTTCGCCTAGACGTTCAGCCTTTACCGTGTCTTTTGGGTCAATCTCAAAACTGCCATCATCAGTGCTAATATTTCGACACGGCACATAAGCGTTAGAAACGATAAAGCCGCAACATTCGCGCGGCTTTTCTTGGTTGGCATGGTTAAGTATGACTTGTTTGAGTTTTTTAGTGAGCTTCATGATTACCCTTAATTTAAACTACTGCTTGGAAATCCACCAAATCTAGCCGTGTTATCTCTTAGTCTGCAGGATTCAATCGTTCCGCCACAATAGTCTAAGCTTGGGTCATCGGTAGGCTTACCATCTTTGGTAAACATCGCAGCCCCGCTATACAAACAAGGGTCTTGACGATACCGCCCACAGACAGCCCAATGGCAATAGTTAGTGATTTCACGGCATGGGATTTTCATACCTTCAAAATCAACTGGGTTCGACAATTCAAACGTCACTTGACTGGCATTTTCAGCCGTTTTTTGCTCAACAAACCACACCTGTTTTTTATACTCGTTGCGTGCTTGTGGGTTGCCACTGGCAAAATTAGCCGCGTCTAAGTATTTAGCAAGTGTGGTAATAACCGTAAGTTTTGCCCCTGCAAAGTCCGATAACTGCAAACATAAAGCCGACATTGCGCCATTAATGCCGTTTAGCGTATTAGCAATCGCTAGGTTAGGCATTGACGCTTTGCCATCGCCACGCAGCTCAAGACCATCGGATTTTATCGCAACAGGTGAGTACACTTGTCCCTGCCAAATGATATCGCGCTTAATCTCTTTGTCTGTGCTGCTGATATCGTAGTCATGTCCTGCAAGCTGATTGTTGTCAATCAAACTGCTATCACCTGCATAATCTAATATACGCGCCCAGTCCTCCCACGTCACATGACCATGCCAATAAAAAACGCCACCGCCTAAGCGTGTAGCGTCTAATTGATACAGTGTGACGATACCTGCGACACTGAGTTTTTGAAAATCGCTATTCAGCATTGGTGGCTACCGTAGTTTCTTCATTGGCAAAAGGTTTGATATCAGACTGTGGTAAGGCTTGCAAACGTAAATCAATCCAACGCGTAGCAGGGATATCACGAGGTTTAGCGGTGTTTGCTACAACGTCGCCTGTTTCCTCGTCAAACATTTTTGCGTAGGTTTTGACGCTGATGTCGTTATTCTCCAACTGCTCATAGACAACTGCGACAAGTACATTACCGTTGGCATCTTTTGGCATCTCGATATACCAGCCTTCTTGAGCAAATCCCAAGCTACCTTTGACCAAATAATCGCCTACGCCAAGCTTTTCAAATGTGATTTGTTGTAGCTGGGCTTCGTCGTTTAGCTCAATTTTATCTGCAAATAATCTAACAATTGGAGATGCAGCTTTAATAAAACCGTTGCTATCTTTAGTTGTATTTCTGTCTGTATAAATATTACACACTGGATTCCATGTACCATTTTGCTTTGTTCTAAACTGTAGTGATTTACTATCACCCACTACACTTGTGCCAATCTGCAAGGCAGCTGTACCGTCAAGTTGCATGTGCAAATATACACCATAAAACAACCAAGACCCCTCACCAGAATTATAAACGCCGTTTCTATCAATATTATTAGCCGCGCTGCCTCTGCCATCTGCTGCGAATGCACTCCCCCAACCAAACGCACCAACTTCCATGACGTTACCTGTTGCTGTGCCAACCAAACGACTGGCTGCATTGGCACTATCTGCAAAATTATCGTCAATTTTTTTAAACGCTGAACGATTGGTATCGCCGCCTGTACCGCTCGGTGCTGTGCCTAGATTGATTCGTTGAATTGCCATGATTTATCCTTAGCCGAAATACGGCTCAAATTTAAGTGAGATTTGCCAAAAATTGCCCTTGCGCTGTGGCGTACTGTAGCCACCACAGGTGTATTGCTTGGTTTGCCCGTGTGGGTCAGTCCACAAAAACGGCAACGCGCCCTGGTGCACGTCGATAAAGTCCATGATGGGTTGTATGACGGTTGCCAAATCGCCGGTTTTGGTGCCTGACCACGCTTTGCGCTTGTTGTTGATGCCATGGGTTGATAGCTGAGTGTAGCCGTCACCAAACTGCACTTTATTGACGGCAAACTGGGTGTCGCTACCGGCACCCATGTCTAGCTTCCAGTTAAAAGCTTGCATTAGCGTCTCCGAATTTCTTTGTAAATCATTCCATTTTGTCCAAGTTCGCCTTTCACGACTTTGAGCGCCACTGCCGCCATTGCATCACCAAGATTTTTACCAAATCGCTGTTGCGATTCGACGCTGCTGGTGCCGTCGCTGTTGACAGTGACGTTGACATTGACATTTGTATCACCGCCGATGCCTTCGCCTTTTCGGATACGGTCAAGATTTTTGACGCCAATCGCTTTGGTGGATGGGGCATCAAAGACGTACTCTTGACCATGCGCGTAACCTGCGCGGGCATTGGTAGGGATGTTGCCCGTGTAGCCGCCGTCCATAAAGCCTTGCATTTTGATTTGCTGGGCAGCCGTAATGATTTTTAGCATTTCAGCGGCGGCAACAGATGCAGCAGCTAACTTCTGTGGCAAGGTTGCGCCCTGTGCCCAGCCGTCTGAGATGGCTTTGTACATATTTAAGCCCGCTTGCGCCATGACAAACGATTGCGACAAGGCAAACAGACGCTTGTAACTGCTCGATGTTTCGCCAAACATGATTTTGCCCATGTTAGCGACACTATCGATAATGTTTGCTGACTGTGTCGCTTGCAGCTGATAACTCGCGTACCAATAGTTTTGCTCGGCTTTGGCTTTGGCTCTTTCCGCTTGCTCAACGGTGGCCACCTCTTCAGCTTTGGCTTTTTTGATGATTTCAAGTCGCTGATCAAGCTGATTTTTTAAATTTAACAGCTCAGTCGTGCCGTTAAACTCTGCCATCATACTGTTGTATGGGTCGGCAGCGCTTTTACGGGCAATGCGGATGGCATCGTTTTGCTGACCTGCTAAGGCATTACGCAAGTCTGATTTTTGGGCATCATTGATATCAGTACGCATATCAATCGCACTGCGGCGCGCAGTAAAATCATCGCGGATTTTTTGCACCTCTGACTTGGCGTATGATGTGATGCTTGATAGTTCAGACTCAAAATCACGTCGTGCTTTATCAAGTGCCCCTTGCTCAGCTTGGTTAATCGCGTCAATTTTGGCTTGGCGTAACTTGATGTCGTTAGTCAGGGTTAATGCTGCTTCACGACGTTCAAGTTCGGCATTGGCGTGGATGCGCTCCGCGTCGGTCTGCTGCCATTCTGTCGCTTTTTGAGTTTGCTTGTCATACTCTAGCTGTATCAAATCAAGCTTGTTTTGATAACGTGCATTTTCTGACTTTTCAGCTGCTTCACGTAAAGACTTATCTTTTGACTTTCCAATTTCTTCAATTTTGTCAAGATGCTCAAGCCATGCTTTTGTGCGATCATTTGCATATTCATAAACAAGTTTTTTGTTAAGCGCTTTTTGTTCGTCTTCAATACGCTTGGCTTCGCGTGTTTGTTGGTCGGCAACTCTAGCGGCTTCTGATTGTTGCTGCGCGATTAGTTGCGCTGTTTCATCCTGCGCTTTTGCATAAGGCGTATTGATACCACTTGAGCCGCCTTTGATTCCTTTGGATGCGGGCGATTGATGCAATAAGTCTACCGATAACCCATCAGCAAATAAAATGCGCTGAACGTAACCACCGCCTTTGCTATCGTAGAATGACTTAATGTCTTTGATAGCAACTTTGGTGGTGATTGGTGTGCCCACTGGCATCGCAAGATCAATGCCGCGATGGTATTTGGATGCACCAGCAACGCCAATATCACCACGATAGCCATAATCAGAGGTTTTGCGATAGGCGGTCAACGGTTTGCCATCAGCTTGGAAACGTGCTAATTCAGCTGAAGTTAATCGACGACTACCACCAGACACACGAATATCCAAATGCGCGCCACTGCCAATACCACTATTGCCGCTGATACCAACCAATCGTGCTTGGATTTTTTCTAGCGACTTGGCTGATTTTTCACGCTCTTTAGCAAGCTCTTTTTCTTTTTCGAGTTGTTCTTGGATTTGTGCGCCTGTTTTGCCAAGTTTGATATTGTTTTGGTCAAGCGCATCATTGAGTTTGACGTAGCTACTGATGGTTGCATTCGGACCAGTTGTACCAAGTTTTTGGATTTGTTCAGCAAGACTTTTATACTGAGCAAGTTTTGTTTTAATATCATCAAGCGCTACCATACCAACTTTAGCGGCTTCTTGGTTGTTTGCCCAGAAATTTTTGCCGACTTGAAACATGGCGTAAGGGCTGTTCCAATCAACATTGTTGCCAAGTTGCCCAACCATGCCCAAAAAACCGCCAAGGGATGACCCGACTAAGTCAAAGGTTGCGACTACACTTAGCCCTGCTAGTGCCAAACCTTTTAAGCCAGTAGCAAGGCTATCACCGGCTTTACGTGCATTGTCTTTAAGCGTCACATCATTAGTAAGTTTGACAGCTAGATCGCTTAGTACTGGGATAAGCGCTTGGGTTAATTGATTTTTAACGCCATCATAAGACAGTTTTAAAAGATCCGTAGAGGCTTTTAATTCTTTACTTGCACGAATGGTTTTTTCATCCATGACAGCGCCCGCATTTTCGGCGGCATTTGCCCATAACTTAAAACCAGCACCGCCATCTCTTAACAGTGGAATAAGGCTAGATGCTTCATCAGCAATGCCTTCCATGTAAAAAACCATCTCAGATTGGCTGAGATTGGCTTTGTCCATCGCGTTATACATGGCTTGCAGTGCTTCTGGGCCTGACATTTTACGCAGTGCATCAGCAGTCAAGTTTGCTTGTGGTGCAACATTTTTAAAAAAGTCTTGTAACTCACCACCACCAGTTGATAAAAAATCACCGACTTTGTCTTGCGTGTCTTTAAAAATATCCGCAAGTTTGTCTTGCTCAATACCTGCAGCCTTGGCAGCAAATGTGTATTTTTGGATAGCGGCAACAGATGTGTTTGCGACTTGAGCGGTTTTGGATAACTCGTTTGCCAGTTTTACTTGTTCAGTAGTCATGGCAGCCAATGCGGTTGCGCCAGCAGTTGCACCCGCTACTACCCCTATTAAGCTAACTTTTGCAATCTCTTGCGCGCTTCTTTTGATATCAGCAAAACTATTCACGGATAGATTGCGGGCGTTATTGATTTCGGACGTAAATCGTGCCGTATCGGCGGTCAAGATGATTTGGGCTTGAGCGAGTACGGTTGACATGATTTACTCCAATTAATTAAATTTTTGGTAATAAAAAACCCCATCAAGTGACGGGGTTTTTAGTGGCTTTTTAGGTTATTTTGCGGTAATGCCTTGCATCATATCCAAGGCGATACGGGCATTGAGAGATATCGCTTGCATCAATCGCAATAAGTGATCATCATCTTCATAGCTTGGGTCGCTGATGATACTGGCTGCCATCGCATCAATGCCTGTTAAGTGGGCATAGTTGGCATCTATTGCTGATAGCCGATTGTGTGGTTTGACCGTGCCATAGTCATAATTGCCTTTTTCGGGCGCTTGGTTGATAACGCAAGTGGCGTTGCCGGTAAAGGTAAATCCGTTGTTTTGTAGCGCCATGTTACACCGCCTTATTGTAGCAAACAGCAGGTAAACCATAGCTGACAGCCATGCTAGTAATGGCGTTGCTATCAATTTGAGCCAACATTTTTTTATGCTTAAACGCTTCATCGCTAAAGTTTGCAAGTGAGCGTAACGCGGTGCCTAATCTTTCGTAGTTTATCCATGATAAGTTATGTAGCTTACAGTCTTTTTCTAACTGCATCATAATATTGCGAAATGCAGCATCGCTATCAAGATAACAACTTGCGACTTTTTTCATCATTTCATGCAAGCTTGCAGATGGCTCACATACCAAACGCATGTGACCAGGTAAATAATCAATTTGTTCAAAGTCCGCGCTGATTGGCTCATTGTCTTCTTTAATTTTATCGACAACTTGTATTAAGGCATGAGCAATAACCTCGGCAATCTGTTCGCTTGTCAAATCTTCAAGTGACTCGACACCAGCCATCGCCTTAATACCGCCTAACCATGTTGCTTTGGACATATTTAAGCTATAGCATACCTCAGGGGTGATCATATCCAATGCTTCAAGCGCAGTTTTATTGTTAGTGGTTGAGTAACTACCCGTTTTACGTAATTGTGGTAGCACTTGCTCAAATACCCAATCTTGAAATTCGATTGCGCTTTTTAGTTTGCTGCCAAAAATAAGGCGATAAACATCTGGTTCATAGATGACACGTAATTCTTGTTGTCCTCCCTTTGTTGAAAGGGGGTGGCGTTTTGCCCCACCCTTGCAATGCTGGCTTACTGCTTTGCTAGGATGAACAAACCCTAATGCTTTTGCAACATCGACTGCGACAAATAAAGGTGTGCCATTATCATCCAACAACGTGCGGACTTCTTGATTGTGAAAATTAAAAATTTGTGGTAATGTAGTCATTGATTTGATTCCTATGAATTAAATTGTAGTTTCAGAAGCGGACAGTTCATCTTGGCGGGTGATGTCCGCTTTTTTATTGCCTTGCGTTTGGCGTTCACGCTCTTGTTCAAGAATTAAATTGAATTGAGCTGTGATTGAACGATAATTTTCTTTTGCGTAACCTTTCAGCCAATCCATTAATTCTGGTTTAACTCGAAAGTTAGCTTGGGTGTCATTTCTAGCCATTACTTTCTCCTGTGCTATAAAATGTGATTTATTATTAAATCACAAGCACATTTAAGCACAGTGTTTTATTGAAGTAAAGCACAGTAATATATAAAATGCTATAACTACTTTATAGGACTGCTGTATGGCTAGAAATGACCCGCAAGTAAATTTTCGTATTCCACAAGAATTAAAAGACAAACTCGAACAGGCTGCCAAAGACAGTGGGCGCTCAATCACTGCCGAACTTGTCACACGCCTTGAACGCTCGTTTGATGAAAGTACCAATGTCATTGGTATATTCAACCAAGATGAATTAAAAGAGTTGGCGATTGAGATTGCCAAATTGCTTTCTGATAACCGCGATTTATCACAGGAATTTATTCAAATAATTAATTCTCCCAATAAAAAACCCACTGGTTGAGTGGGTTTTTTATTTCAATCATCATGAATATAAGTATAGATACAATAACCAACTGGCATTTTATCGGTTTGTGTCCATGTTCTAGTCTTGGTTATAAAGTCTAGCCAAATATAACCCCAGCTTTTAGTATTGAAATCATCCATTTAGCACCCGCTCATATCAGCCCAAGCAAGCGTCATGGTATTTTTATTTTTATCGCAAGTGACGGATGTGGCGCCGTCAGCAGCACAATATTTGATTACACTTTTTGAGTCGGTCTTTTTTAACTCGATGTATTTATGATTTTTACCTAGTGTATCGTTGTATATTTTCTGCACGCCCAAACAGGTCTCATAATCCATTTGCTTAATTTTTTTATAATTTTTATCAACTTTTTTTAATTCAGTGGGTGATTCACTGACTGTTGACTGCTGTGCAACTTGCTGTTGAGTTGATTGTTCTGCTACTTGTGGTGGTGGGTTGTTAGCACTTTTAAATATTCCAAACAAAAACGGTACGCCAATCAACCCAGCAACTGCCCATGTAAAAATAGATGTCTTCTTTTTAAATTTTTGCCCGCAATTTGGGCATTGTGTGGCGGTACTGCTGACCTGATGCCCACATGTACGGCACGTTGTTAACTTTGCCATGCTGTAATCCCTTTAGTAACAATTCGGTAAGATTACAGCATAAACAAAAGTCACTCACTGGGCAATGGCTTTTTAACTTTCAAATGCTCAAAATACTGCTGCATTTCAAGCGTTTGGGCTTGCCATTTGGCTATTTGCTCAGCTTGCTCACGGCGCTCACGCTCGTCTTCATCCACTGGGTCGGGGTCAAAGACCAAATAATCAGATAACTTGGTATCTTCAACGCCAGCTATTTTGGCTGATACATTTGCAAGCATGGCAAAATTAATATCTTGACGATACCCGCCAATAGGGTCAATCTGGTCATACGCCATCCAGTGCGCAAGCTCTTCGATATCCATCGATGATTTTAATTGCGCAACGGTCATACCAAGATGCCCCGCTAACTTAAACAAAAACCGCGTTTGATACGCGGCTCTTAGTTTTTTTCAGCTTGCTCGACCGTGGTTTTGGGTTCGTTGATTTCGGCAAATGCTTTCATCGCGTTATCAAAAAACACATCTGGCAACTGTGCCAAGCTATCAATGTCTTCATCGTTAAAGATACGATTGCCATTAGCATCTACCAAAAACAATGACATGGCAGTCGCATTGCCTTTGCCGTCTGCTGCTTTTGACAGCTGCTTGTAGTAGGCTTCACGCTCACCAATGGTAAAGCGTTTCAAAAATGCTTTTTCGCCCGTGGTTGGGTCAGTGTATGGTACAGGTTGCAAACCGCCAGTAACAACGGCGCCTAATAATGCTGCTTTAAAACTCATAATATTACCTTTTCATTTTTGATTTAATGGATAAAGCCATTCAACAAATTAAATGGCTTTAGGGTGGTTAAACTACCGTCACATTGGTTGGCTGTGTGGTGATGGTGATAGCCATTTCAATGCGTAGCTTTTTCTTTGTATCGGTTTTTGGTGTCCAATCACTGATACGACCCTTAAATTGCTGACTGAGTGATGGCGCTTGAGTAAAGATGTATTGCCAATTTAACTCAGTGCCGTCATCGTAGGCTTTTTTGAGTGCGATATGGTCAGGGTCAGACTCGATATAGGCAATCTCTGCCTTGATTTCGCCGCCTTCGTAAAAATCGACTGGCTCTTCAACTTTGACATGGTCGTCAGTGGAGGTCACTTCATCAAGTGTTTTTTTACGTGGCGGTGGGTCTGCTTGTTGCAGTTTTGGCACTTTTTTGAATGAAGCGCCGTCAGCTGAGTATTTTAGCTGGTAAAAACTATCGACGGATTGGTCTGCCATGATTTGCTCCTAGGCGTTAGTTGATATTAAGTTGATGTCCATAGTTGCCAATCCATTGATTGGCGATACAACTGACTGTCATTGTCAATCAGATGTTGACGATTTAAAAATTCTGCTCTGGGGATTTGGTTTTGTATTGCTGCAATAACTTGATTGGCCAATACATCTAGCTGGTCATAGTGATGATGATAAATATCGATTTGCACCCGTGTGTACTCATGGCCACTAAAGCCATCCATTGTGGTATCAGGTATTGAGTCAATTGGCGTATAAACGATATATGGTGTGGCAGTGTCTTCGCCATCAAGACGCTGCAATGGATAGCAGCGCTGATTGACAAACGGGTCAAGTATTGGGCAAATTTGCTCGCCTGCATTCACGAATCACCCCCACTGTCGATAATGATGCCGCCTGCATTTTCGATGTTTTGGCGTAATTTGGTTTTAAATCGCTCAATCGCTTCATTGGCTTTGGTATCAAACGCGGGTCGTAAATAAGGCACTGGGGCAATCTTTGATGTACCAAACTCGACAAAATGCCAATATTTTGGATATAGCTTTTGCTTAGTGCCTTTACCGATATACACAGCAACACCCGCATCGACACCCAATTCGGACAATTCACGTTTTTTGAGGCGTCGTTTGCGAATAGCAGACTTTAACAAGCCTGGTTGGACGGTGACTTTATTACCTGCTCTCCCGTACACCATCTCATGCGGCTCATTTGCAAGCGCGGCTTTGGCTTTGGCTTCTTTTACAATCGGTGTGGCGGCGTAGGATAAGGCGTTATCCAATGCTTTTTTGGCGACTTTATCGCTAAACTGAGCAAGCGCGTCATCCAGCTCACGTAGCCCGGTGATTTGTACGTCTATCTCGCTCATTTGTAATTTGCCTTACCTATCACGATTTTTTTGTTGTCTTGTGGCACAGGCATCAGTCCAACGACGTTATAAGTCAGATTGGTGCTATCCAAAATTTTAACGACATCGGTCGGCTTAATATCTGTCTCATAATCAAAATGTAATTTGGCATCGATTGATGTACCGCTTGCTTGCGCTGCAATAAAATCTTTACTTGATATCGGTAACAACTCACAATAGGTAGTAGCAATGAGCTGCTCGGTTGTTGTTTGGGCGCCTGTTGGTGAGCGCGATATGACTTTGCGTACGATTTCGACAGGTGTTTTAAGTTGATTGCGACTAAGACGCGCCATAATTAATCCAATTTAATTTTATGTTTGGTTAAGCTGCCATGTGATTGGCGCTGCTGGTCAAATCGTTGGCGCATCTGTTTTTGCTGCTTGTATGCCATTCGCCAAAACGGTATGGCAATCGTAAAAAACATAGCCAGTGCAATTACTGTCAAAAATCCACAGGCGATAAGTAGATAAAAAATTGCTTGTAACATTTACACCCCCATCCGTCGGTATTTGCTGATAAGCCGCTCAAACGCGGGATTATCATAAATTTGCTCTGCTTGTTGGCTGCCACGGTAGTCATACAGTGAGCCAATCATCAGTAAAATGGCTTGTCGTAGCGGCGGTTTAAGCTCACCGTTTTCATTGATGCATTTGACGTCGTCAAGTGAGCGGTCAATGGTGTCTTCAACATTGGTGACGGCGGTGGGGATAAGTGCCAAAATATAATCATCATTAACCGTATGAGTGATTGCCAAATGTTTTTTGACTTCAGCAAGGGTGATTTCTGGGTAAATCATGATTAGATTCCATTGGTTAATAAAAAAAGCCTATCGAGTTGACAGGCTTTTTTGGGTAAGGGACTGATTTAGACCAGTCTTTTGGTTAGTCGGTTAAAACGGCTGGCGTTGAGTCCAAATCACCCGTGACGCACGCATCCGGCATAATCACACCAAACGCGGCGCGCATTTCCGCGCGGATAGTCACTAAGTTTTTGATAAAGTTGTCACGGTCTTCAGTGGATAACTCGACTGCGACATCTTCGCGGATATAACCTTCAGTGGCCATTACCACATTGCCAATCCAGTATTTGCCTTTTGGCATACCTGCTGACTGAATGACACGCACACCCCACAAAACAGGCGTTACGGTTGCACCTGGTGAGCCAAAAATATAGTGACCGTCAGTGCCTTTGGTGCGCTCAATGATAGACCAGTCTTCAGGGTTCATGATGACCGCGTCAGGTGGTACAAAACTAGCAAAGGCTTTGGCTTTAGCGGCTGATACGGTATCAATCGGATTGGTTAGCGCTGGTAAAACGATTGAGTTACCTGTTTTTAGCAAACCGCTGAATGACGTGGTATTACCATTGATGACCAGATACTCAAGTTTTAAGCGGATGCCATACGCCATGCGCCCACGGATATACGCCACCAGTGCGGGCATATCATTAAGTAGCTGATTGGTCACACGCACCCAGTGTGCAATCACACTGATTGTTAGCTCTTCGACTTTAAAGTTAAGCTCTGATTCAGGTTTTTGCTCGCCTTCTGGCACCACATCCGCCATAAAGTTATGCGCAGATTCTTTAAGCAGCGGGATAAGTGACTCAGTCACTGGTGTCCAGTTGATTAACTCAACGATAGTCAGTGGCTGAGCAACAACTTCTTGCAAACGCAGCGCAGTATTGTTGAGATGCGCCGCATTGCCTGAGATGGTGCCAAGTCCGATGGTGTTACGGGTGTTAAATTCACCATCCAGTACCATTTTGCCGCGCGCTTTGGTGATTGCCTTGGCTTGGTTTAGCACGTCTTCATTGCGCGCAAGCAATGCGCCGATGTCGTTAGCGTCATTACGACCTTCAAGGACGCCTTCAACCAATTTTTGCTCAATATCAGTCAAACGGCTGGATAAGTCGTTGGCTTTTTCGACTTCTTCAGTCAGTTTTTTGAGCGCGTCGCGGGTTTCTTTGTCGGCTGTACCGTACTCATCAATGGCTTTTTGGTGAGTTTCAACCAGTTTGTCAACTTCAGCCAAACGAGTTTTGAGTTTTTTGGCGATGTCTTCAAGTTCGTTTGGCGTTTTGTCGTCACGGGTTGCCAGTGGGAATTTGTGTTGTAGCTCTTTGCTTGAGATACCAGCAGTAGCAACGCCAACAGCAATGGCAGATAAGTGGATATTTTTCATACAATTTCCTTGTCAGGTAGTGAGGTTTGGGTAATAAAAAAGCCCCATCATGTGATAGGGCTTTTTGTGAATTTAAATTTTTAGCGTAAATTTCGATTTAATGTCAGCAGTTCTGATGCATTAATCGGCTTTGGTCGCCACGGCTGATTGGTAAAATATGGTGGGTGTTCATCAATATATGGTCTTAAAGCTACATAAAATTGATTAACATGGTCGCTAACTATTAGTTCAATATCACGAAATTTTAATTTTTCATTCGGATTTGCTTCGTGATATCGCTCAAATGACGATAATTCTGTATATTCAGCAGGACTTACAACTATCAAACTAGGATAGCTACCATACTTTTTTTTGAACATTTCAATCGTGTATTGAATATCGTCATATAAAGCCATCAGTGACTCCTAATGTGTAGCGTTGGCAATCATGTCTTTTATTTCGTGAAGCGAGTGCGTTGTTGTTATTGGCTTATTATCAGCCCAAATCGTGACCTTACCTGTTCGATAGTCGCTTTCCATTGCACTGACTCGCTCAACATTAACTAAAGCCGAACCGCCAATATCAGTTGAAACGTAGATAAATGTTGTTTGTGCCATTCTTACACTCCAAAATCCAAAATATCCGCCACACTACGCATGGCTTCAACATCCGCCTGTGGCGTTGGGTGCAGCACATCATCCAATTTGCCGATAAATGACCGCGCTTGCTCTTCACTCAAGCCCAAACTGTGTAGCATCCGCGTGGCGTCCGCCTCGCTTTCCATCTGTTCGATGTTTTGGGTGTCGGTACGGGCATCACGGTCACTTGGCTCATCGACAACGCTGATTTCGTAAAGGTCAGCGCGTTTGATGATTATGCGGTCCGCTTGCTCTTCGTAATCCATCGGTGAGACGGGATAAAAGCAGATGGATAGCCCATCAACGGTGCCGTGTGCCATCATTGCTTTTAAGTCTTCAGCAATACTTAGTCCTGCAGTCAGCTCACCTGTGACTTTTAGCCCGGTGTCATCTTCTTCAAGCTTAACCCATTTACCCACACGGCGGCGGATGGGTGTGTCGATAAATTCGCGCCACCCGTGGTTATAGTACATATAGACTGATTTGGTACCGGCGTTAACCGCAGTCACCAGGTCAGTAAATGCGCCACGGGCAAACTGCTCACCGTAGGTGTTGACGCTGTCCCATTTGACCGCGTAGCCGGTAAATTGATACGCCGCTTTTGGGCTTTTTCCGGATGAAAAGCGGATATTGCTACTCTCAATCGGTAGTAGTCGCACCGGCATATCGCGGTTAGGTCGATTGCGTGTTTTGAGTTGATTCGGTTTTGACATTATTGATTTCTCTGTTTGATTCGCTGATAGCTTCCAACGTGCCCATGTTGATTTGCATAAATAGGTGGTCGCCGCCAACCTGAGGTGGCAAGCCTTCATTGCGCCGCACTTCGTTTGGTGTTATTTGCCCACTGGCGATAGCACCGCGATACGTTTCAACACGCTCTTTAAGTGATGCCCGCAATACCGCATCGGCATTAAATGCAAACTCGTATTTGCCCCAGTCTTTACGCGGCAATAGGCTGATAAGCATGGATAACTCGATTTTTTCAAGGTACGGGCGCAAGTTAAACTTATAAAATGCGTCAATAATCGACTGGATACCGGTGCCCCAGTTGCTCGACTGGGAGCTGTCATTAATCAAAATCGATGGCACGCCAAAGATGCGCCCAATCTCTTCGATGCTATAACGCCGTGTGCTCAACAATTCGATATCGCTTGGCGTCAAACTAATCGGCTCAAAGCGCATATCAAGTGGCAACACTGGGATAAACGTCTCTGCGCCGCTGGTTAATTCGCCAAGTTCTTGGCGTAAATCACGGCGCTGGTCTTTATCTGGCGCGCCTTTAGTCATCAAAACACCTGACGGCTTGGCACCATTGACCATCAAACTGGTAACTTTATCATCTGCGCTATCGGCAACTGCAATGGCTTTGCGTGCATGCGCCAAGGGTGACATGCCGATAAAACCTGTGCCAAATAACTTAACGTGCCAAATTTCATCGGGCGTATAGTCCTTGGTGGTCTTGATACCAACATCATCGGTCAAAGTACGTCGATAAATGATTTTATTTTTATCAACAATCACGTCCATGTTGGCTGAGTTGACAATATCAAGACTGACAATATTGTCGCTTGACTTGCTTATTTTGCCTTTGATGACATACGCATTGCCACTGCTCACCAGATTGAGCATCAGCTGCTCAAAAAACTCAATACGGGTTTGCCGTGCATTGGGCTTAAAACGTATCAAATTCATCACATCATGATCAGCTATAGTGCGATTGCCATCTTTATCGATGGCGTACATCTCAAGCGGTAGGCTTGCCACTGTCTCTGCCAAGAGTCGGATACTGGCAAATACCGCGGATACAGTCATCGCACTATCAAATGTGACGTTTTTACTGGTTTTGGTTGATGCAGTGATAGGCATTGCGTATTGGCTGCCCTGCTTCGGGTCGCTGGGGGCGTGCCCAAACCAGTTTGCTATGGTGCTAAATACGCTCATGCTCGGATACTCACAAAATCAGATAAATAATCGTCAAGTTGACTGCTAAAATCGTTACTCGGTAGGTTGCCAGTTTCGGCAAAATGATATGCTCGGTTGGATGCGATAATCCCAGCCAACGCGGGGTCAATCTTGCTATCGTCAGACTCTTTGCGCGGGAAAATATTGCCATTGGCATCAGCCTTGACGGTCACATTGCCCATGCCCCAGGTCAGCACTGGATTGTTGGGGTGATGCAGTCGCCCCGCCGTCAACATTGCAGATACCCACTTCATAGGCTCAGATAAATGCTTGACGTTTTGCGGCACCTCAACCATATTGACGTTGTTTTCGATGGCACGCATCGCAAAATACACCGCGTTAAATGGGTCATAACCGCACTCAACGATGTCATAGTTTTGATTGTCATCGTACAAATCACGCTCAATACGCTCAAAGTCGGTGATGTTGCCATCGGTCACGGTAAGCCAGCCTTGCCGCTCCCACATTTGGTACAGCTTTTGGTTGCGGTGTTGGGCATCCAAGCGCGCGCGGTTGATGTAGTTATCACTAAACCAATAATAATGTTGCTCACCATCGATGGTGCGTACAAAGATTTTATTTTTGGCTGCCAAGTCTTGCTTGGATGCCAAGTCCAGCCCCATAAAGCAGGGGTCATTGACAAAATCGGACTCTTTTAAGCTGCTATCACCCGCTTTTGCCCACAAATCCATGTTTAACCAGCCACTGCGCGCGGCCACCCAAACACAAAGATGTTTGGTTAAAAAGTCGGTTAACGCTTCTGGGTCAATCTGGGCGCGGATACAAGCGGCTTCGAGTGCGTCTTTACTGACAGATATGCCGTAGTTGGGGTTGGCTTTTCGCCACGTTTTTGGGTCGGTCCAGTCGTCACCATCATCCATGGTAAAGATGATGCCAAAATAGCGGTCATGCGACTCAACGCCAGACAATACTTTAATCACCAATGTGCGCTGCTGATAGCAAACGCCGTCAAGGTTAAAGCCCGCGGTAGTAATGGCAAATAACAGCGGTTGGGTGCGTGCCCCCATGCCCGTTGCAATGACCTCGTAAGTGTCGTTTGACTTATGCGCGTGTAATTCATCGATAACGCCGCAATGCACGTTAAGCCCGTCCAAGTTGCCGCCATAATCACGACTGACTGGCTTAAACGTCGACATGCTTTTTTGCTGACTTACTGCATGACTTGATACTTCAATGCCCATCGCTTTTTGCATGTCGGGACGTTTACGTACCATGCCTTGTGCCGTTTCAAATACAATGCGTGCTTGGTCGCGGGTTGTCGCGGCACTATAAACTTCTGCGCCCTGCTCACCATCAGCAAATGCCATGTAGAGGGCAATACCCGCCGCCAACGTAGACTTGGCATTTTTACGAGGCACCTCAATATATGCGAAACGAAAGCGACGATATCCATCAAAATCCACCCAGCCAAACAAGTTGGCAACAATAAAAATCTGCCACGGCTCAAGCAATATCAGCTCTTTTTTATTCGCCAATTCGCCCTTGATATGTGGCATCAGCTCGATAAATCGGCAAGCTTTTTCGACGCGCTTGGTATCAAACTCAAACTCATAACCGGACTTTTGCGTCTTTGCCAAGTCATCGATAAACCGCTGACATGCCTGACGGACATATACACACGCATCTACCCTGCCACTTATCACATCGTGAGCGTACTCACTGGCGATATTGGCGTATGCGATGATGTCTGTCATGTCAAAATTTATGTACCTGTAAATTGCTCAAAGTCACTACCAAACAAGTCACCTTGCTCAGTATTCACCTTGATTGATGAGCGCGCAGCTGGCGTCATGCCAAACTCGCGACCCAAGGCGAACATTTGCTTTTGCAGTGAGTTGCGCAGCTGAAATAAAACGGACTGCACTTCAAAGCCATTGGGCGTTGTCGCCGTACATTTTTCAATACTGTCTAGTTTTTCGCATACCTCACCATAGCGGGTGGCGGTCTCAACATAGCTGCCAAAGATATCGCCATCGATGATGGATAACAGACCCAAAGCGACTAGCTCTGGTCCGATTTTGTGCCATTTTTTGCGCATTTTGGCGTCTAGCCACTCTGGGCAATTTGGCATGCCCAACTCTGGTTGCGCTTGTTGTTTGAGTGCATCGCGGTCGTCACGAATACGGCCGCCTTGCAGCACTTTTAGCTGTGTTGGTTGACGTGGACGTGCCATTTTTTCACCTAATTTGTTGATTTTATTGGGGTATACCCCCCATGGGGTTTTGACCATGCGTAAAAAAGACGGGGGGCGACGGTCTTTATCGACGAAGCCGTTTACTTTAAAACCGCCCCACCCGCTTTGCCGTTGGGTAAAAGCGCGGTCGTCAATTTGCGGTCGATGGTTGCTGTCTTGATGTCATGGCATGACTTGCATAGCGGCTGCCAGTTGTCTTGATCCCAAAAGCGTGACTGGTCGCCACGATGTGGGATGATATGGTCAACGATTGTGGCAGCGACAATCATGTCTTTATCTTGGCAATGTTTGCAAAGTGGATGCTCATCCAAAAACGCCAAGCGCGCTTGATTCCACCGATAGTCATATCCGCGTTTGTGCGCAGACGGTCGTTTGTCTTTGGTGCGCTCACGTTTGATGGGTGCATCAGTGGGTTTTGGTTGATGCGCGGGGCATTTGCCATTGATGGTTGCTTTGGCATTGCAGCCGGGATGACTGCATAACTTAGCTGGTGCAGTTGGCATACTTTGCCCCAAATAAAAAAGACTCATAGTGGTTAACTATGCGCCATAAAAAAAGCTACCGGGAGGATGCGGTAGCTTTTGGTTAGACTTATTGATTATGGAAAAATCATATTAGTTTTTAACCGAAAATACAATAGACCCTATTGATGCGTCATCATTTGTAATTGTATCTCACGGCTTGCTGTGTCTGCATTTGAACGCACTGTATCAATGATAAAATTAACGCTTTTGCATAGCTTGTTATCACTCCAAGTAGATTGCGAAATACCAGCATAAGCAGCTCGTTGACAGCCTGACCAAGCATATTTATCACCATTGGTAGGGATTGGATAAGTTAGCTCTGCTAAGGCAGTCATGACCACCAATTCGACATACTTTGGTTTAACGCCATCAAGTAACAGGACAGGCATAAAGTAATTGCGTAAAGCGATTTGGTAATGCTCATTAAAGTTACTGGTCATATAGTGATAGCTTGCTGATTGGATTGGTGATAATTGGGCAAAGGCCTCGGCAGCTGCTCGGTCAAATTGTTTTTTACTCATGGTTTGCTTTCCTATTTGAATTCAATTTTATTGTCCGACATCAATAGTTTATGCTGTCGGATATGCTGTCGGATATTAAGTTATTGATTTATTTAGTTATTAATATAATTCCGACATGTCCGACATGTCCGACATCAATATAAGTTTATTCACGCACACGCACATGGGGGTATTGAGTTTTTGCTGTCGGTGCTGTCGAAGCCTTGATAGCACTGAATTTTTGCCGTCGGATATGCTGTCGGATATGCTGTCGGTGCTGTCGGATTCATAAAGTTATGCTCCCATACCAAATGGCATATCACTTGGCGCAATCTGCGGAAACAACGCATTGTGGAAATGTATTGCTTCACGCTGTACTTGGCTAACAGCATTGGGATTTTGATTGACAAACATCGCTTGCACTACTTGAGTGATCCATACCCGCTGAGTGGTACGGTTTGAATTGAATGTAGGAAAACAAATGTCTTTGCGAGCATTAATCAAAAGCCTATCAATCTCTGCATTGAAATCACGGTCACGCTTTGGATATTCGTTGCGCTCATTACACCAGTTACGATAAGCTTTGAATAACTCTGATTTAAGGCAGCACCCGTAAGGTACTGATAAATCACCCGCTATCCATTCATCGTAGAATAGTACAGGGTTGGGCTTACTCGCGTCAATCAGTTTTTGCTTATCGTTGTTTAACGGTGGCTTGGTATGTGGGTTAAAACCATCCATTGGCAATGCCATCAGATAATGATAAAAACTGGCCACACCATCACCGTTGATTTCGGCGAACAAGTCATCAAAGTACTGCTTATCTGGCACGTCATCGATACGCAAAACAAAGTAGCGTCTATCGCCGATGTCTAGCTCAAGCGGTATCGGTGAGTTGGACAAAAAGACAAAGTTAGCATGGTTGGTCTCTTTATATGCTGGTAGCATTTTTTCATTGATAATAAATTCTTTGCCCGTTACCAAATGTTTAAGTTGCCCTTTGTGGTGGTTACGCTCTGCCCGACTGACAACCTCTTCGCATTGTGCAAATAAAATCTTAGATAGCCATCCGTTAAATTGCGACTCCAGCTGCTGTTGGCCAATGGTGCGATGGTACTCACTGCCATAGATCTTACCTAAGACTTTTTCCCAGAGAATTGACTTACCTGGTCCCTCGCTGCCATACATGATGACAGCCGTGTCCATCTTGGCGCCTAGGTTTTGCAATGGATAAGCCATCCAACGCAATAGCCAGTCATACTCATCCTTACGAAACCCACAGAGCCGATCAATATGTCCAAGTATTTTTTGACATTTGTCTGTTGATACGTCGGCTTGTGGTGGTAATCCGGTAAACAAATTTATGGTGTTTTCTGGGATTTCACCTGACGGCTCAAACACTAAGTCTTTGATAGTTTTGCGCATTGGGTGCGTTTGCCATAGTTTAAAGTCGTCATTGTTGCCAACGGCATGACGCAATGCACTTAGTCGCATCCGTGTCTGATTGAGATTATCCCAGACGTTGTCTGTACCATAAATCAAAAACAGATGCTCAACCATCCCGTCCAGTGTCCATCGCCCGTAACCGTCGGTAAGGTTGACCTTACAAGCCGGGGTAGAGTCTTTAGCATTTAACGGGGTGAGGGGTTTTATTGTATTTAACCATTCATTAAGCGGGTTAAAACACTCATTGAACATCTCATCATCAAAGCCAAGTGCATTGGCTGGGTCAATACGCATGGGTATCTGTTTGACTTTGCCTTTGTCATAAGTACTTTTGCCCAGCCACTCAACCAAGTCATCATGTACCAAAATCGCCATAATGCGTGTCTTGTATTGCTCAACAACATATCTAAGTGATGCGCGCTCAAAGTAGACCATCGCTTGCACGGGTGTTGAGACTTGCTCAAGTACTGCATAAGCTTCAGGTACTGTGCGACACAATACAATTGGTGCGTCACCTGTGACATCACCAAAGCTGGCTGTGCCACGTGGATAACCAAGCGGGGCATAATGTAGCTGTTGAAATGTTGGTGCAAGCCCGTAAGACTCGGTAAAGTACACTAAGTCAGTAACCTCGCCGTCTTTGCTATGCAATTGCATGACAATGTGGTCTTTGAGTGAGATGTCTTTAGCACCATCATTGATGGTTGCGTTATCATGACATTGACGTAATCGTCCTGGCTGCCAGTTGCCCCAAGTGTAAAATTCGTGGTCGTCTGGCAATGGTATACTGTCTTGCCACATTTGCTGTAGCATTTGTTTTTGCTCAGGCGTATTGATAGATTTTTTAGCCATTTCTCAAACTGCCTTTTTATCAGATAACTCATACTTAATGCCTAATTCATCTAAAAGGCTGAGTAAAATTGTATTGGCCTGATTGTTTAATTGTTGCTTAATAATGGTTTGGCGGCAAATTCTAGACGCCTCTTCAATGTCATCAATAATCATTGCTGTCACATCACTAGGCTGCATGTTGAAAATTAAATCAACATAACCCTTATACATTTCTAATTCGCCTGACTTGTCGGCTTGGATGGCAGCCTTGGCAAACAAAGCAATAAATTTATAATGCGGATAAAATTCCAAAAGATTGATGTATCTTTGTTTTGGACGATGCACTCGGTAACTACTCATATTCCCCATCCTTCATCGCTTCAGCGGTAGCTATTGTTTTTTGGACTTGCCCAATAAGTGCTAAACCGTCTTTTTTTAAGGCTTTTAACTCATCACTTGTCACACGTTTATCAGCAATAGCCTCAAGTATCGTATTATGCATATGCCCAAAGCGTTGCATTAATTCAGTGATATCACTAAACATTTCGCCCGTTTCAGATGGTGGCAACTCGAACCAGGCAGAATTACCATGAGCACAGCAGACAGCATTCAAAATTAAAGACGAGTCTTTTGCATGTTCAAGTACATACTCGATAATGTCTGGTGACAGGGTGTGACTATCGTTGTTTGGATTAATTTGCGCGGATACCGTGTTGTAGTTGAGTCCGTAGATGCTGCAAATTGCGCCAACTAAACCGCGTTCGCGTTTGGTTGTTTGATAGACAGCTTGCTCTAGTGATAAAACACACTTGTCGGCACGCTGTTGTTGTGTAAATTGACTCATGCGCTACGCTCCAAACCATACTCTTTGATAATCTCATCACGGCATTTAGCAAGCTTAGCTTTGCCAGTTTCACCAAATGTACGTGCACCCAGCTCGTTGTAGTTTTTGTACAAGCTATCCAAGCCAAAAGTGTCAATAATTGGATAATTATCCAAAAGACGGCAGCACGTAGAATGTAGCAACGCCATACCGAAAAAGTGACTTAAATAACCTGCGCGAATGGCGGCAAGGACTGTTAAAGCTTTTTGTTGATCATTCGACATATATCCCCCTTAATTGTCGTGTAGTTATTGCTAGTTTGTTGCTATGCTGATTGTGTTGATTGAGCATCAACTTCGTTAGCGGGGACTGGGAAAATGTCAGGACGCAACTCATAGCATGGCACCCCAGTTACTGCACTGATTTTGGCGACATACTTAACAGAGGCTTTTTTATCGCGGTTTACCATGACATTGACATTGGATGCAGTGCGTTCCAAGCCGATTTTTTCAGACAATTCGGCTGCGCTACCAGCGATTTCAACGGCGCGCAGTAAGGCATCAAGCATTGATTGATTTGACATTTTAGTTACCTTTGTATGCAATTAATGAGCATATAGTTACACTTGTAACCGTAAATGTCAATACTTAAGTGTGTAGTAAATAATTGCATTTGTAATTATTATTCGCAAAACACTAGGAGGCTGACCATGACAGAACAATTGAACACCCTGGCGCAAAGAGTTAAAAAACTTAGACTTGAAAGAGATTGGAGTCAGGCGCAATTAGCAGAAAAGATTGGCGCCAACCCATCCGTGATTGGCAATATTGAGCGACGAAATAGTAAATCGACTGAATATGCTGAGCAATTGGCAGATGTCCTAGATGTGGATTTAGCATGGTTGCTAACTGGCAAAGGTGCTGCTAATAAATTTGACACTCAAGTTGCCGATGACTCAAATAGTGCCCGCGAGAATGTGTCGGACTATGTTGTGATTGGTGGCAGCACAGATTATCCGCCTGTATTAGTGGATTATTTGGATAAAAAAGCAAGCTGTGGCGGTGGATACGCCAATAACGAATATGATGAGAAAAAAGGACAAATAGCCTTTACAGTAGAATTCCTGCGTGAGAATAAATTGCCGATTGATGGTGAGGGTTTGGTTTTGATGCACGCATGTGGCGATAGCATGGGCTATACCATCCCAGATGAAACGATGATGCTAGTCAATCGCAACGAGTGCCATTTTGAAAATATGATAAGCAAAGAAGTCTATACCTTTAATGCAGATGGTGAAATGATTTGTAAGCGTGCGTTTAAAAATTTAGACGGCTCAATTACGCTAGTATCAGATAATACGGATAAAACCCGTTACCCTGACCAGATTGTTGATAAAGACAAATTTAATCACTTTAATATCTTTGGTAGGGTGCGTTATACCTTTAATAAATTATAAAATTACAATTACTTACAATTAATTACCTACTGAAAATACCCACATGTATGCAAATAAAGAAATATTTTTTCATGTTTGCATACAAAGGTAATTGACATTTACGGTTACAAGTGTAACTATATACTCATGCTCAACAACATGGATATATCGTTATGCTCACTATCACCACCGCTGATCCAAACAAAACCCAAGCAAAGATTTCATTTTTAACTAAACCAAGTAACAGCGATAGCAAAGTTTGGACTTCACGCCATACTATTAATTTGCCTGCTGGTACGCCACCGCAAAAACTTGACGAAATCTATCAATCACTGCTTGATGACGATATCGACCTTTACAACCCGCATCTTAACGTGCGTGACGCCTACATCCGCCACGTCGAACAGCAAAACGCATCGCTCAAGACCCACATCGGTTACTTGCAAGACGACTTAGCGCAAGCTGAGCGTGTTATTCTTGCACTGCTTGCGTCACTTCTCGTATTTGCGGTCATTGCTGTCGCAATGGTTTGGAGATAGTGACATGACTCAACAAACCTATACCCCTGACTGGTCAAAAGCCCCTACCGATGTCAATTGGCACGCGCGCGATAGCGACGGCTGTGGATTTTGGTACAACAAGCGCCCCGCGCAAAGCCGTGATTTTTGGGCAGCAGGTTGTAGCTTGACCATTGCTGACAACGATTGCCCTGTTTTAGACCATGATGCCGCGCTAGACAATTGGCGCGACACACTCACAGTGCGACCATTTCAAGACCGCGACACCCCACAAAACTTGTCTGATTATTTCACTGGTAAAACGCCCTTTATCACTGCGTATGTGGATTTGTTGCTTGCGCGTATGGCGAAAGAAGACAGATATAGTGATGACGATTGTGTTGGTGAATTTCCAGCGCCTGATGCGCCCGATGTATGTATTTATTCTCGAGATGGAGAAAGTGAGCATTTTGCAATCATCTTAGGCAAAGAAACTTCTGGATATAGCACTCGTTTATTTACTTGGGTTTTGGGTAGTGGAAATAACTCTTTTGGTTTCTTTAATTTAGACGACACCGATTTTTCATCCGAATCCGAATCTTGGTTACGTACCATCACCGAACTTGAAGCCGTGGAATTTCGCGCGGCAATGGAGGCAGTTTATGGCTAAAACAGCTACCCAACTACTGCGTCGATTGATGACCAAAGCTGACTTGAGTAACCAAGTTAGCGCCCTTGCCTTATTAAATGCCCGTCAAACCTGGTCAGACTATGTTGATACGCCAGACAATCAGCGCGATTGGACTGATGTGCAAACTGTCTTAACTGAACTCAGCATCATTGTTAAGCAAATCTGTGCCGGTGACTGTCGCATCAATCCAGAGACGCGCAAAGATTTGGCGGATTTGGTCACGATGCTACGCCATAGCATGGCAACAGGCGAAATCCTTGAGCCAAAACCAGTGCCAATGCCAATGCCTGAACCAGCCAATGATGATGACGATGGTAAGGAGGCTGCCTAATGCCTTTTGTTATCAGTATAAGCGGCGCTGAAAAAATCGGTGTGAGCGTGGCTTGTCAACGGCTCTACCATGCACTACGCCACACGCACACGGTCAAAATTGTTGACATGAAAACTCGCAACAATGTCATGGCGTTTGAAGATGACCTGCTAACCGATGAATACAAAGATTTTGACGTGCTGATCATCGACAAGCACCCGTATATCAGCTCTGCCCTGCATCGCAATCTGCGCTCATCGTTGTTTGATGATGACAGCGTCAAGCCTGACATCAGTTTTGTCATGGTTTGCCGTTTTGACACCTACAAACAGCGTCGACCACAAGCAAAAGTCTCTTATCACTTGCTTGATAGCTATGCTACCAGTGCACCCAAGTACTTTGGCACAGACAATCATCACCGCATTGCTTGTGACGGCGCGGATGGTCAGCTTGCTTGTGCGGGGAAAATCATAGCAAAAGTGCGTAAGGAGTTAACCCGATGCAAATGACGTTATCACTTAATCGCCGAACTCACCTATTTATCAAAGATGGCAGATTGTTTTTTAAATTGTATAAACCAAGCAAGTTTAGCGACAAGAAAGACATTGAGGTATTAAGTGACGTGACGATTGAAGATGCCAAGCGCATCCATCAATGGCTTGGCGATGTGATAGCGGAGTGCAAGCAACCCTTAACTGCAAGCAACGCCAAGTCAATCGATGAACGTATTGTTCAGATTAAACAACTTTTAAAAGGATGAATTATGAGAAATTCTGTTTTAGACATTAAACAATTCACGCCTCGAGCAGAAGTGCTTGAAGCATTGGAAAAAGAAACTAGCAAGGGGCATCCGCTAACTTGCCTTGCTTATGATGGTGACTGGGGTTCGCTTGGGTGGCAGGTGGTAAATATCGTCAAATACGATGCCGAAGATGAGTGGCTTATGACTGCTGACCATGGCTGTCATCCCGTTGACGAAATTCGTCTTTTATCATCCGCTATAGATGCAGATTTAGCAGCTCATAGAATCGCCAGCAATCACATGATTTGTCGTTTGGATGAAAAACGCCAGTCAAAATACCCAAATGCAGGGTGGACACAATGTAGCGAAAGTGAACTGAAATCTTTAGCCAACAACGCCCTAGAAAAAGGTAAATATATTGATGCTATGAATTACCTGGCTTTTGCTGTTGCCCTTGGTTATGACTATTAAGGATAAAACCATGAACATTTTTGACGTTATACATGACCGTGAATTAGGCGGCAATCCAATGCCTGAAGATGAAGCACGATGTGTAGGGTGTGGGTTTGAAGGTACGAAAAAGCAGGTTAAAGATGGACTTTGCGCCTATTGCAGAGACACGGATGAATTTGATAGCTGGGACGATGTGCCGTTTTGAGTATCCGCCATGACTAAACGCAAAATATCAAAAGCAACCGCGGCAGCCAAGCGCAAAAGCCGTCAACATCGCCAAGCCATTTCTAAAATCGTTGATATTTTAGAAATGGCAGCAATGACACCAGAACAGCGCGCGTTTGAAGATGAATTAATCAGGGTCAGTCAGTACGTTAAGACGCATCATGCACACCCTGAGGTACTCAATAAGCGGGTTGGCTGCAAATACCGTGGCTGGGTAAAAATATCGGCTTGTGGACGTAAAGGCAATGAGTACATGCTCAACCGCATTAAAGCGATGCAGTTTTATGGCGATTGGTGTCCAAGCACAAAGCTTGATGAGATTATCCCGGACGAGTTTATCGATGATGGCATCAAACGCTGCTATCACATTGACTTTTTTATGACCGATATCGCCGGTACTGAGTACGAGATCGATACGCAAAAAATTTATAACCCAAAATCGATGGTTGATTTGCAGCTACAAGTCGCTAGCTTGGTGCGTAGCATTGCTGAGCAAGACAGCTATTTGTTTGATTTTGATAAGTCGTATGTTGAGATACGCGCATGAGTCGGCGATTGCGTCATCCAAATCACCGTATCACTGATAACGGGCACTATGTTTGCGGTTTTAAACGCAAGACCGATGGTTACTCAGGCAGAGTTGTTGAAGATGGTAAAGGCAATTGGTTGCCTGTACCGGGCTATGCGACTTGGGACAAGCAAGGTCAGGCGATTGACCATGAATTTGGAAATTTAGTAAGAAGGAAAAATAGTAATGACTAATCGTTACACCATTGAAATTATCGCCGATGCGGTTGGTATTGAGATGGATAAAAGGATAAGGAGAAAGCCGTGATGCCCATCCAACTCGATTTGTTTGTTGATGAGAAGCCGAAAATAGGGAGCCGTTGGCTGTCATTAATACACAACGAAAACGTCTATATAACCGAATTTTTCAATGGCGCGGTTTTATTTCAAAATAAGAAAAATACTTACGGCGGCATCAGAACCCTGGATGATTTCCAAAAAGAATTTATAAAAGTTAAGGAGCGATGAGATGGACTTAGAACGCACAACACAACCGCCAAGAGGGGTGCAAAATGTCTAATCGCTACACTATCGAGATTATCGCCGATGCACCACCAAGATTATGCCTTGGTGATGTGATAGCGGGTGGGCAGATTGTTGGTATCAACTGCGCCAATGATGAGCCTCATATCGTAAGCGCAGCTTGGCTTGCTGATAAACTAACCCTGAGCAAATCAACCATCGTCAATCGCTGCATCAATATCAACATCGGCACAAATGGCAAACATCTTTACAACCGCGAGCAAGCGATTGCCCTGCTCACTACATCCGCACCCAAACGAGGCAGACGCCGCGCAAGTTAAAAAGACCCGCTAACGCGGGTTTTTATTTGTCCCCATACATCGCATCATACAACTCATCTGCGGTTGGGTTATAGTACACGTTTAGCAATGTCTCAATCTTTTTATGACCTGTGATTTTTGCTACAAGCTCAACGGGCAATTTTTGTGTTTTAACAAATCGACTGATTGCCTCGTGCCGTGTATCTCTAAACTGCAAATCTTTGATGCCGGCTTTAACACATGCACGGTCAAACGCGGTTTTAAATGACTCGACATTGATAATAAACAAATTATCTTTTTTATCATGCTTGTCATAGTTGGGTAAACAAACAAGCAGCTCACGCATTACTGGTGATAAAGGTACGTCGCGCGGATCATCCGTCTTTGTCACGGGCAAATGCACATGATTTTTATGCACATCGCCCCACGTCATACCAAATATTTCGCCGCGCCGCATGGCTGACTCAATTGCCCAGATAAGACACCAACCAACATAATGTTTACCCAGCGTTGGCGTTTGCCCAACTTGATAATCACAGGCTATAAGTAGCGCATCAATCTCATCTTGAGTGATGCGGCGATAGCGGTCTTTATTTTTGCTTGGCTTATGTACATCAAGGCATGGGTTTTTATCAATGATAAATAGATTTTTGACTGCATAACTAAAAACAGATGAAAGATAACTAAAATCGCGCAGCACAGTTGAGGGTGCTACTTTTTGCAGCCGCATATCACGGTACCTGGTCAAATCTTGGGGTGTGATATCGACGACGCGCATTGATGTGAGCCAAGCATAATCACGGGTAATCATGCGCTGGTAATCCAAGTCCGTGCGCTTGCCCTTGGATTGACGTCTTGATGACTCATACTGTATTGTCATCAACTCACCCAATTTAAGCTGTGAGCGCGTATCAGCTGTGGACAGTTGACCAGCTTTTGACTCAAGTAGTTTACGACTTGCCCAGGCATGACACTCTTTGATCGTATCGCGAGTCGCAGACATACGCTGTCCGTCTATCATAATCTCGATGCGATAGGCATCACCGCGTTTGCGTGGCGTGGGTAGTTTCAT